TCCACATTTGCAAGAATAGTCGCCAACACCCGTTTATAACTCCTAACCCACATCGGACCAAGCTGCGTAATAGTGTACTTACTCTGACACCAAACAACACTTTCAATGTCAGCAGTACAGGACTCCTCTTTTACCTTGAGTCCAAAGACAGCAAAATTAGCCATCTTCAAACGGGCCTCGGCGAGCCTAGTTTTCTCCATAATAATGACAGTATCGTCACCATTGGCAAAGATCTCAATCTTGAAATCAAAGATAACTCGACTCGTTGTACCCATTATAAACGTATTACCACAACCGGTCTGCGGATCACCAGAACATCTACCATGCTTTAAACTCAACGGAACACCCATAACACTAACAGTATACTCATCATCAAGCTGAGCTAAAAGACACTCTTTAAAACGAATATCCTTCGAAAACCGCCCGAAGAAAGCGTTCTCCAACTCTTTCAACCTCGGATGGATAGTGCCATCACACTTCTCCAAATCAAGTGACAAGGCCACTGGATCATCAAACAGATCCCACATTAAAGTGAAACGTGCCGCCAAATCCAATGAACTAGCACCCTTGGCCATAAATGGATGAACACACCCTGGCAAAACCAACCTTTTCATGTATGCCTCAATAGGTTTCATAAACTTACTGAGGTACGCACGATAAGTCATAGATCTGGGTTGAATAGGTCGGGGAATCCGATCAATCTTATCATAAAAAGTATACTTCTCAATCTTAACAAATGGGGTGACCTTAGCCCACCAAGGACTATACAACCTAGGCATCACATCAAAAGTACGCTGGTACAATTTACGCTTCCCACCGGAGTAACTAAGTGAGACTCGCTCATCGCTCCAAGGATCAATTCCATTGAAATTACCAACAGCCCGCGCTAAACTAAAGGCATCATCCCACAGTTTAACACTAGTCACAGTTTTCTCTAATAGAGCCAATCTTTCACGTGCAGCAACACCTGGCGCATGGAAACGTTCTAACAAAGCACGTTTCAAATTACAATCACAATTTCTATACACATAAAAATCTTCCGAAAACTCCTCTACGCCGACATCCACTATCCAAACACCTCTCCCCCCTCTCCAGCTTAGTCC